CAACCCGTACGCCGAGCCGGAAGCACTCGACGCCGATCAACAGTTAGCGCAAGCCAACGCCGACGTTGACCGACGAGGTATGCGAAGCGGTGCGTTCGACAAGTCGCAACAGAACCTCGATCAATACCTGAAAGAACTGCAGGTCTTGCTCGATGCTCGGACTTTGAAAGGTGGTCTTACCACCATCGACGTCCAATGCGACACCGTTGACGACGAACCGATGATCGGCACCGAAGGCTGGGGATCTTTCCGGTACCACGAACAGGACAAGGTTTCGTTCCTTCGTGCCCACCGGGAGCACACCCGAGGCCGGACGACCAACTCCGGATCGATCGAGTTCGCCGCCCAAGAAGATCGGGTTATGTGGCATCTCGCCGAATTGCCAACGGGATCACCGACCAAAGACGGAGTACCCCGGCCAACCCAGCCGGGAATAATCCGCTGGTCGTTGAACGACAATCGTTGCGAATACAACAACGATGGCGAGATGGCCGTCTGGCCTGACTTCGACGAGAACGGCAAGCCCCACAAAAACGCCGGTGAACCGGTCGTGATGTGGAGATTGCAGGAGATCCGAAAAGTCAGAGCCGACGCCGTGAACGAGATTAGCTCGGCGATGCTCGACGTTCGTCGAGCACAAGCCAGCGTTCGCAAAGAACGAAAGGCTGACTTCACAGAAGCGAGCGTCGAGAGTCCGGGCGAAGTCGTCGAGGTCGAGTTCTAAGACCAGCGATCACACCCTAAAAAATTCGGCGAAGCTCTTGGACTCTAAGCACATGAGTCCAGGAGCTTCGCCTATTTAGGGGAAGCCTCCGTCGAGTCCCGGTCGCCAGTCGGAAAGAGCGCCCAAGCTGGCGACCAACTCGCCGGATCGAGTCGTCGAGGAGTGGAAAATTCGCCCAAAAAATTTTTCCCTCCGGGGGCCCTGCGGGGCAAACGACGCCGCCCTAAAAGCCCGGCACCCCAGCCAAGCGGAGCGCCCTGCTCCTAGAATTTCCGGGGACAACAACGACGCCCTCGGAAATTTGGGCAGCCCGCGCCCAGCCGGGGAAGTATCTGGGCCTAGTAACGCCCTAGGCAGGACGCCAAACTCTCCGGTTTGGATCAGGCCGGAGGGCTGGGGCGAAAGATCGCCCCCTCCCCCGGACCCCCAACCCGATCTTGATTACCCCACCGAGGCATCGAGCCTCGATGGGGTAAGGCTGAGCGGCCAAACTTGGGGCACGGCGTCCGCCTCGTTCCTCGGCGGTAGTGCTGTGCCGAACCAACGAGAACGAGACTTAAGTATTCACTATCAGAAAGGCATTGAGTAAGCGATGGTTTGTGAACTGAATTTAGAACTGGTTTTGGGTTTGGTAGATCTTGAACTGGTTTGGATGAGGGTACTTGGTTTGGTACCTGTAACTGTTACCGGGTTAGTGATTGGGAGAATCTGGTGGGCAGCATGGAATGTCGGTGATCCTAAGAGAATAAGGGAGAGATAATATGGAAATGGTTAATCTTCAGGCAGTATGTATTCATTGTCATACGGTGACGATGACTGAAGTTGAGCGTGATGCTTTGATTAGGTATCTAGATGGAGAGGGGAATGTTCAGAACATCTTCCCTGAGCAATCATCAACAGGTAGGGAGATTATTATGGCTCAGCGCACAGGCTTTTACGTTTGTGAATGTATCTGGCGGAATCTTGAAATTGAGAAAGAAGGGGTAGTTTGATTATGAATAAGACAATTGGTAATCACGATTTGATTACTGCTGAAAATATTATGGTGTATCTTCAGGCTCGACGTGATGAATTAGAAACGGACATTGCATCACTTGAAAGATTGCTTGCAGATTACGTTCCTCCACCGGTTCGCACAGATATAGTGCGTCGTCGTGATCTTAAAGAGCATCGCCTTCGTGAAGTACATGAGTTGTTGGTGCATGTTGAAGGTGATCTTGACAGCATGATAAAGGAGATGATATGAGACTTAAACAGTTAGTCAAAGAACATAAAGATTCAATAGATAACACTCGTGTATGGCAGACACAGGTGCATGATCGAATCCGTGAGTGGGCTGATGATGGTAAAACTCTTAGTCAACTTCAAGAAGAAACAGGGTACAGCTTCAGGCATCTTGGATTTATTGTAGGCCGTAAGAAATACGAAGAAATGGTGCTTAACCGTGGCTAATCAAAAGGCTTCTTGTAAAGGGAAACCATCAGCAACTTTTTATAGTAACGGATGCCGATGTGCTGGTTGCCGTGAGGCTTGGCGTGTTCACTCAGTTGAGTTCAATGCCAGCAAACGTAAAAATAGTAAATATAAAGCTGATGAAGTTAAAAAGCCGGTACAACCTAAATCTGGTAGTAGAGATAAGCCGATTGTGTTTGCTGATGCGTTTACTCGTGAGGAAATAATTAAAGCAAGAGCAGAAAAATAAATAAAATGGGAGAAATAATAATGGAGAAAGCAATTAAGGAATTTGTGGTTGAAGAAACTGTGGATCATGCTGTTCAGGTAATGGTTGATGGCATAGTTCATGTTGCTGAGACAGTTCTTGAACCAGAGGATGCTAAGTTGTTCTTAAATGAACTTGATAAATGGTTCGGAATTAAGAATGACCAGTTAGAACGTGATCTTTCGGATGCTTAATCTGGTATAAACACAGACTCGAAGGAGTTTTTGTGTTTATTGCTGGTACAATATACTGAAAGATCATAAGAAAGGGAGAAACGCTTGGAGACATTAAGTGGATACCAAGAGTTCATCTCAACTTTGTTGAGGTGTGGAGGATAAAGGTTTTGCCTGCCTCCTCTCCCGAAGATCTCAAACATAATAAAGGAGAAAGAAATGTCACATCGAATGACACAACTTGATGCTGAAAATGCTTTATATCGTAAGGCTGCTTGGCATCAATTGGGTAATGTTGGACCTATTGATTGGGAGAAAGCTCGTGATGCTTTCGACTGGTGTGAGGTTGAACGAAGCCCAATATTAATTGAGCATCATGGAGTAGAAGAAATTCTTGAAGGTCGAGAGGTCTTGAAGATGGTTAATTTTCCGTTTGCTCATGCTGAAGTAAGTAAGCGGTATCAGATAGTTCAGCATCGGTTTATGGCTGATGATTTAACTGGATTACTTATTGATACTGGGCTCGTAGAGACTATTGAATCAGTTGGTACTTATGATAATGGTGCTGTTGGTTATGTCTCTTTAAAGTTTAAGGATGACATAGAAATTCCGGGTTGGTCAACGGTTCAATCGATATTCAATATTGGTAATGGACATGACCGTCACGTTCCTTTGATCGCTACTCAATCTGCAACTGCTGTTGTGTGTGCGAATACTTTCAAATGGAATATCTTAGATGCGGATGCTATCTTCAAGTTTAAGAAGATGGGTGATCCGCAAGGCATGATGCAAGAAGCGGTTCAAGCCTTGTGTGATGGTTATGAACGTCACGAAGAATATGCCAAACAGATTGAGCGTATGGCTAACGAAGAGTTTGTTGATGAACAATGGGATAAGTTGGTTGTTGATCTGATTGGTCCTCGACCCTTATATGTACGACCGATAACAGATAACCGGCCTCTTAGCGAACTAAATACACAAGGTTATTTCAATAAGCTAACTCGTTGGAATAACACTAAAGCTGGCATCAATAGACGATTCAGACATGATGAAGATATTGCTGGTATACGTGACACCAAATGGGGTGCTCTCATGGCTGTTCAGGCATGGGAACAGAAGGACAAAGCAGTTAAAGGTGTGAAGAGCAGCATAGAACGTGATCGTAGGCATCAAGCCAATGTCATGTTCGGCAAGCTACCGATGACTGAGAAGGCTGCCAAGATTCTGGTAGCTAACTAAATCGGAGGGGGAAGATACGAGTTACGATTAAAGTGCACCTCGTCGTATCTTCTCCCTCTTTAAATCTCAAATGAAAAGAGAGAAAATGGTAGACCAATGGACTGGTGAAGATTGTCCAGCTTGTCGTGATATTGGAAGAGTTACCTCTGTCCAAATAAATTACGACATGTTTGAGAACTGGTGTGAAAGATGCCATGTTCAATGGAACAGTGTTGATCCAGTTGAATTAGTGCCAAATGCTAGTCAAATTATAAAAGGAGAAAAGAAATGAGTATAGAAGCAACAGTAGATATAGAAGTTGGAGAATTTGCTAATGATGGTGGATTCTGCGACATGATTGGTGACATCTGTGCTGATGTGATCCGAGACAGTGGCGAAGTTGAATCCATTGTACGTGACATATTGGAATCAGACATCAGTGATTACATAGATGACGCAAAGGGAACAAAAGTTGACCCTGATGATGATGACTTCATTAACGCTGTAGCTAAAGCCTTGTACAACATGGCTCGTAGCTATGTCGGAGAATAAAAAGGAGAAAGTAAATGATTGATAATTGTATTAACCGTCCGTTGATTACTGCGGAAGTTGTCGGGATGGCTTTAACCCGACGAATCAATGAGTTGATAGATGCGTCTGTACGTTGGATAAGTATGCATGATGACAACCGAATGGAACAAGCTGAAGAATTAGGTAACAGCGCATTTTGGGTAGTCATTAATGAACTTACACAATGGCGTGACTTCATTGACCGAGACATTAACGCAATGTTGGATGAACAAGCTAAGGCATTTCAAGATGAATGATGGAATAAGGGAACGTGATATTGGGATGGCGCGAGTAGAAACATCGGCTCGCCCATCCCAGAAGCGTGCTGCAAAAATGGCAATCAAGAAATGTGTCATCAAGAATGGGCCGTGGAAAGCATGGACTACTGATGAAGTTCACATTGAATTGGAAAAGATGGGAGTCAAGTTAGATAATGCTCGACTCTTAGGTCCGTTAATGAAACGGGCGCAGAGAGCCGGGATGATTGAACCTGTTGTGTGTGGATCATGCAATAGGCAGGAGACTCGGTTGTCAAGAAGAAAGGAACGTCATGCTGGTCCGCAGTATATGTGGCGTTCAACCGCTGAGTATTACCACGAGTATTGGGAGCACGATAGTTATGTTCCCGATCAAGAACTAGGAGGAGAAGGATAATGGCAGAAGTATTAGAAGATTATGATTTCCCTAAATGGGGTCCACAGGAATGTCTGTATCCATACGATGAATGGTTTGATGGACAAATCTGGAAAATAAGTAAAGGCATTGACTTTAATTGCACGATTGAAAGTATGCGAGTCAGTTTGTTTAATACCGCCAAAAAGCGTGGAATAAAAATACGAACCACGAAAAAAGGTGACACAATAATTTTTCAAAGGAGAGATTGATGGAATACTTTTCAATAGACCCACCCGACGATCCGTATGCAGATTTGAGTGAAGAAGAATATGAACAAATGCTCAAAGCTAGAGAGATTGCTGAATCGGATTATTGGGATCGCCGCATTGATGAGGCCCGAGGGAACTGATAAACTGAACCCTGAAAGGGAGAACAATGCAGTACGAAACGGGCAGGGGTCCAGCGGAGCTAGCTCTCCGTGAATACATACGGCACCCAGAGAACAAGCCAACGGCAGACGGATCGTTCCTAAGAGTATCTAATATCACCACGTGTGATAGGAAACAGGTGTTCGATGGGATGGGTGTGCCTCGGGTTGATGTTGGGGAGAATGCTGTCAATGGGTATGTTGCTAGAGAGTTTGGCAACACGATGCACAACGATATACAGCAGGCGTTTTTGACTAACCCAGATTTTGAATGTGAGGTGCCTGTCAGTATGCCTGAAGTTATGACTTCTGGTCATGCTGATGGAGTTTATTATGCATCTCCCCATGACTTCGGAACTGTCTTAGAAATTAAGACGATGCGTAACTATGGGTTTCGTAAAGCGAGAAGGGAAGGTCCGAAGGAAGAGCATTTGTTTCAAGCATGTGCTTACGCATTGGGTCTTGGTCTTAACAAGATTCATCTTGTGTATGTGTGTACTGATGCGACACCGGGTAAATGGAAAGATAGTGCTCGTGCTGGTGACATGGTTGAGTGGTTGTATGACATACACGAATCATTCGATGAAAGTGAAACGTCTATAGCGATAGCTACTACTTATTTCTTGGAGCAGCACGCTCAAATGGCTAAGAACTATTTGGCTAGTGGTGTGATACCTGAAGGATTGAAGTCATGGTGGAGTACAGAGATCCCGTGGGAATGTAATTACTGTCCTCACTTTGATATCTGTGAACAGCATGGCGATGTGGATATGTTAGACATTATCAATTTAGTAATAAAGGAGACTGATGAGTCAGTTAAATAAGTTAGCAACACCATTCTCGGAGAAGTTCATTGAAACTAAACCGGGCAAATTTGCGGCAGCATATGTACCACACGGTATCGTGTCGCAATTCTTATTAGGAATAGTAGGTCCATATGATTTTGCTATTGATACTCTTGTTCGGGATGCTGACGGTACTCTTACTGGTTGCCTTTGCACTCTTACTGTTGATGTTGATGGACGAACTACCTCGATACAAGAGGTTGGTGAGTGCGAGAATCCGAACAATTGGAAAACGGACGGAGCACGTTTGAAAGCGTGTGCGTCGGATGGTATTAAAAGATGTGCGATGAGATTGGGCTTAGGTCTACATCTCTGGCATAAGCATGACGGGAACTATGTTCTCGCAGATATTCTCGAAAAAAGAGAGGAAGAAAGTAATGAGTAATATATCTATAGCAGGTAATGTTGGTACAGATTTGGTGTTACGTTACGCCAAGTCAGGTAACGCATTCGTCACTGTCCCAGTAGCTGTAACAACGGGGCGTGATGACACGAAAGAAACCCACTGGTTTGATGTGAAATGTTTCGGTGATTTAGCTGAACGTATTGCTGAAGTTCCTAAAGGTAGTCGTGTCATGTTTGTTGGTCGCATGAAACAAGACAAATGGGAATCAAAAGAAGGTGAGAAGCGCAGCAAACTTTGTCTCTATGCAGACGAAGGTGGGCCTTCATGGCGTTGGCATCCTAAAGGTGGCTCTAATGATAGAGTGGCAAAAGCAGCAGTTGAAACTGTACAAAATGCTTTTGCGGACGATGAGGAGCCCTTTTAATGGACAGTGTTATAGTACCTATTCTTAATGAAGAACTCACAATTTTATCGTTTGTTGTCCCAAAAGATTTTGCAAATCGAATAGAGATGAAAGCAGCAAAAATTATTGAAGGATTCGAGAACCACCCCGGTGGAGAAATGGATCCGAATAATAAAATGATGCAAAGTATGTCTTTTGTAATTCAAACTTCATTTGATTTCTACGATAATTATGTTGAAGGTGATGAAGATTTACCTCCAGATATTGAAGAATTTGAATGAGCAAATCCAAACAGAAGGGGACTGCTTGGGAAACCGAATGTGTTCGGTTCCTGCAAAGCTATACGAAGCATGAGTTTATGCGGCTACCTCTTGTCGGTACTAAGGATGTAGGCGATATAAAATGTTTTGACCTTCCTGAATTTGTGTTTGAATGCAAAAACAGGAAGGATGCTTTATCTTCTTTGTCTCAGATAATGAAAGAGACAGAGCAAGAACGAGTGAACGCTGAAGCAAAGTTTGCTGCTGCTTTAGTTAAGCGCCGAAACTTTGGAACAGGCGGAGCCTATGTCGTTATGGAAATGCATACTTTTGCCCAATTAATTAAGGAGAGAATAGATGGGACAGGTAATCAAATTGAACCTACCACCGAAACGGGAGTTCAAAGATCTGACACAGATGTTGAACACTTGGTGGAAGGAACTTGAAAAGAAACCATTTGGTGTTAAACCAGTCAGGATTCGTCATCTGGTAGAAACCGCTCATAATGCTGGGTGGACAATTAATGAATGTTATGAGGCTTTGAATTTGACTTGGGCTTTTACCGAGGCAGCATTTGAAACTGCATTACGTCGGATAGCTGATGAAAATAAACCGGTGCAAAATCCTACGAATGTTGCTAGTATCGAGAAAACTTTGAAAGCTATAGAGATAGAGAAACGAGAAGCGTTGTCTATCGATGAAAATGTAAAGAAGTTAAAGGAGCTACGCAAATCTTTTGAGGGCTAGCCGAGTGGGTTCTCGGTGACGGGGTATCAAAGGTTTTCACTCTCCTTTTACCTTTGATACCCTGCCCTTAACACTTAGCGTGGTAAAATAAAGGAAGCATCGTGATTGGAGAATAGCGATGGATATAACAGTTGAAGAAATGCCTGCCCGAATTGTTGGAGGACCAACAGTCAAAGGGTACGCAGTCCTATGCAACAAGCAGGTACGAGAATGGTTTCGCAGTAAAGAAGAAGCTGACCGTGTAGCTAATCTATTTAAAGACGACGCTCACAATCCCGAAGATTACTAATGTTTACCGACGATCTCGGTCACATTCGTTGGGAAAAAAAAGACTTCAAAAAGCACGGCACCATAGCTAAATATCTTGTTGGTGAATGTCGTTGCCACAAATGCAAGAAACGTATTCTTGAACCTGACATGGAACGTACTTTGCCAGCTAGGTATAACGGTTATTAAACTACTTCAGGTCGTTCAACTTGTTGCGCCAACCGCTCTCTACAGTACGCTTTACAGCGGTGGCATTGGTATTGCTGGTAGGTCAGTGTGCGTGTCCGCCTGACACCACGCTTATGCAACCTGTTGCCGCCGCACGTTGGACAAGCAAACGTGGTTTGGTCGATGACGTTTCTGTTCGGGTGGTTTGTAGCCCAAGGACGCAATCGTTCATAGACATCGATAAGTAAATCGACATCTTGTTTGGCGTACTTCTTCATTACTGCCCACGCTTTAGCGTCACCCCTCATACATCCTGCCCATGTTTGAAATCCTCCTGTTGTTTCTTTTGCACCGATTCCAAGATGTTCCCCAATGTGACCTAGTTTGTTACTGTTGAATTTGAAGTAACGTCGAGCCAACTTTAATGTGTCAACAGAATTGTAATGACTTGGTGGCCCAAAGTTATGGTAAACAAATCTTGCATTAGCTTTCTTGATATCGAATGCGTCTGAATTATGACCGATAACAATGTCAGCTTCGTCGAGTAGTTCCCAGAGTTTCTTAACTACTTCAAAATCGTTCTCAGAGTTCTCATTGTAAAGATCGAAGTCGTCTAAAGAAACAACATGAGTTTTCTTTTGATCTTCCCACTTGTAAGAAAAACAAAGGATATACCATTCTCGTTCATGGTCAATAACATCCTGTTGCCATTGGCCCCACACGTATGCCAAGTTAGGTGCTGTCTCTATATCAAAGAACAGTACTTTAGCCATTTCCCCTACTGCTATGTCGGAACTGTCAAGAGCCGTGCCATTAGAGTACCTTCCCACCAGCTTCCATCATCGGATAGTCGCTCAGGTTGCATTTCAAGACGCTCTATAGTTACCGTTTCAGATCGGCTGCCTTCTTTATATGATAAAGAGTTACCGCTTTCCATAAGATTCCGAAGTTTGGTGAAAGTTGAACCGGCAGCTAAGGCAACTGGAGCACCAGAATTTCGTGCAGTTAAAACATTACGTCGTAAAACAACTGGCAAAATAATTTCATCGATACGTCTAGGCACAGCTACGGCTGTTAATTGCCAGTCGTGACAAACGGGTGCTTTCGTTGCGTCGCTTGCTGATCGAGTGAGTGTCACAGTTAAGTCATAAGAGATAGCAGTATTTACACCATCACTGAAAGTAAATGTTTCAGGTATGCCCGTTTGTAAAGAGCCTGTAGATGGAATAACTGATGCAGTATTAGCACCGTTTCGTGCTGTCAAAGTTATTGAACCTACTGGTGTGGTTGTTTCAGAGCCCAACGTATAAGTGCCAGTAGCAGCGTTGTAAACAACACTAGAAGCAGGATAAACACGTTTCAAATTTTCATATTGAGATCGGTCAAGGTCTATTACGCCTGAACGTAATAGTTTCGGTACGACAGTAGACCAAGTTATTTCACCGACTATCAATGAACCAGAAGCAACTCGTTCATTGTTGTAATGCTCTCGTTGTAGTACGGCATCACCGGAACTTTCGATACCCATAAATAGTTTGGGTGATCCATCATTTCTAATACGTGTTAGGGAAGTTATTTTATCTGAAGCTGTGGCTGATTCAGCCGAGACAAGATCGGTTGCGTAAGCAGGTACAAGTGTGTCGGTGAATATTGCCAAGTTTGCTCTGTAAGCAGTTCCATATTTTGTGCCCCACCACATAAACTTCTCGTCAGCTTCGAGTGAGAATGCTTCTCCGCCGGTGTCGATAACTGGGCCGATGGTGATACCTGAAGAAGTTTGATCGATAAGACCTAAACGAAAACCAATATTTGTTGCAATGCCGAGCACTCCACCGTAAGCAAGAATCTCGTTGATGGTTTCATTGCGAGGGAGGGACGCTGCAATGGTTGGAGTTGTAAGTGTTCCGTCGGTTGAGCTAACTCCGATGTAATGGATAGAGCCAGAGTTGTCGGTATTTGCTGCTGCATATATTCCGTTAGCGCCTGCTGTTACAGAAACCCATTTACTTGTAGAAATAGGAAGCGCATAATCAAGTGATGAACTTGCTTTAGCACCTGCAGAATCTAATTCAAAGATTGTGTTGTCGTCGGCTCCGATGATGCGACCTGCCACAATTTTAATAAGATTGGGGCTCAACGCACCGAATGCACTAGTCGAGCTTGAACCTATTGTTGTTTTTTCTGCAACAATTACACCATCAAATCCGATATATACATCGGTACCGTCGCTAGTGAGGCTAGTGATAGTTCCCCCAACGGTAATACCTGCACTTGCATCCCATGTAGGTGCAGAACCAGCAGGATTAGCTGTCCAAAAAAGTTTGTTGGCTTGCCCAACATAAATATATTCAGTACCCGAAGAATTAGTGACAGCTAAAGTGAAAATTTCACCGGTTGTGTATGAAGGAGTGTTGGTTCCGTCTGGACTTTCTGTTACTGGAAGTAAAGTAATTTGTCCTTTAGTCCATATGTCAATTCCAGAAGAAGAATAGAAGCGCCGTCTATCTGAATCTTCATTATCTAAATAAAGTTGACCTGCACCATAAGACCAATCTGTTTGTGAGCGAACCCACGCACCAGTTGTATCTAAAGTATTTTCACCAGCTTCTTTGCTGTTGTCTCGTTGTTGACGGGCAACAGGAACCGTTGTACGTCGATACTGAGTGGTATCTACTAAATAAGAGACACCATCCAATTCAACTGGTAACGATTCAGCATTAAAACTCACGACCAGTACCGACCCCAATTGCCAACTGGTCGGCTTGACGAGTTGTCTTTAAGATTTTGTGGGTACATAGTCGCTAATCGGGCTGCTTCTGCTTCTAAACGAGCCCTTCTGCGTCCCATCAGATCTCTAAAGGACGCAGAGATAGCACCGGGAGGTACTTCTTCAGCCATTCGAGAAGTACCTTCAGCGTCGAGGAACTCTCGTCGGATAGGTCGAGTAGTCATTAGCGCCATCGCTGCCCCTAGCGGTGGAAGATCGTATGCCGTAGTAGGCAATCCTACATCTGATAACGGAGTTGTGGCATCAGAAATAGCAGTAAACGGTGACTTATAACTTACAGTTACTTTCTTTCCCGGCCATGCGGCACCGTAAAGAATAAGTGCCATGCCACTAGAAAAGGTAGCAGTGTCACGATTTCGTTTTAGCTTCCAAGAACTTACAGCAGGTTCTCGTGCTTCAACACCAACTTCTGCATAAGTAACTGAGTAAATAGATTGTACTTCTTCGCTTGTTAATGGTGTCACTCCGTCTGGTTTAAGCATATTGTAACCATCAACAGGCGCATTATAAGTAAAACTGGTTGTTAGCATTTGGAACAAACCAGAATTTGGTGCAGAAAGATCTCGCAAGTCATGGTTAATGGCATCGATAATGCGGTGTGCCGGGAATTTAGGGGATACTCGTACAATGGAATCAACTGAATGACCCGTAGAGGATGCAGTAGAGCCACCATATCCACGTAAAACATTGACAGTTGTGCCGTCTACAGATGTGACATACATCAATTCTTCGTTTATTTCTATAACAACACCTTTAACAATTCCAGAATTAGCAGCTTCGCTAACAGTGAATGCTGTACTAGTTGCATTTGTTACTGCTGGAGCACCCACTAATAGCAACTCTTCAACATAACCCGAGAGAAGCATGTCTCGTGTCTCGTCAATCCATATTTGTGCTGTCATCATTAACTCCCGAGAACGTCGTTGAGGGTACGTTCTTTACGTTTCTTTTCTGATTTCGGTCCTTGAAGAAGCGTCCCTGCTGTGATTTCGTGTCTTGTCGAAGCGTCCCGTTCCATTTGGGCAGCGCCATCAATGCTCTTCGGCTGAATACCTTCAGATCTAAGACGTTTATAGGCTGCCATATCCCTTTCTTTTTCTCTTTCTTTAGTTTTACTCCCAGCCCAATCGATCGCTTTTCCATCATGTGTGCCTCTTGTTGGTGTAGCTGACGCAGCAATATGTACTTCACCAAAGTACTTACGAACAACGCCTCCACACGCATCACAGATTCCCTCATAGGTTTCATCAAACCCATGACGAATTTCGTGTGACAATCCACAATCGAGACAACGATAACAATAAATAGGCATTATTCTGGTCCTGCGTTAAATGAGTATCCGGCGGAAGCTAAAAGTGATACTTCTGAAGATGTTAAATCAGTTGGACTGGAATGTCCTCCATAGATCCAACGACTAACAGTACTCCAATCTGCTGGTAAATAAGTTTGAACTGTTGTTTCATTAACAATGAAAACATTTGTTCCCTTAGCGCCGGGTGCGAAATGTCTCATCAATGCATAAGCCGCTGGGGAGCTATCTTGTGGATTAATAGCTCTAGGTAACGTATCTTCGGAAGGCATAACTAAACGCTCAAACATCGGAATTGTCGGTATTGCTACTTGAATACCAATAACTGCTGGAGTTGCAGTAAAGTTGCCACTCGGTGTTTCCGAAGGCATCGTTGTCGTAGCTGCAATGACTCCCGGTGTTGCATCAACAGTGATGTAGAGCGAGTGGCCGGGGAACGTCGCTGTAGTCGCCACCGTAGCCGCTGTGAAGGTCGCTGAGATGGTGGGTGTGGGGAGAGTAGCTGGAGCAGTGATGCCGCCGTGTACGCTGATTGAGTTGGCAGTAACTGAAGGTACAATTACTACCGGACAGGCGACTGTTGACGGAGTAACTGTCGCTGGGACCGACGGGCTCGCCGAAAACGTCGTCGTAACACCGATTGTGGCTGGCGTCGCAATGACCGTAACAGTAAAACCAGTATCAACAGGCTGGGAATAGCCAACACCCGACTGGCTGTAATCCACCAAGATACGGTTGTCTGGTACCGAGGTGTCACGTTCGTTGTAATCGAACCCGGTCTTGTTGTAGTCATAACCGCTTGAATAGCCTACGCCACCCGGACGTTTCGGTGTATAAACATATGCAAACGTAAGCGACAGATCCGCCGAACACGCAATCGTGCTGACGGATACAGTCGCATCACGTTTCTGATAAGGAAAGCCGGACTCCGCATAAGCGATTCCGCTTTCGTTGTAATCGTAGCTGCCCGGATATTTCGGGGCGTAGTCGAACCCCGGCTCTCGATACTCAATCTCATCTTTGTTGTACGGATTGACGGCAGGGAGCGGCACCGAACAGCCTCATCTTTCTAGCTAGTAACCGATGCTGTTTCTGGATCTCCCACTTTTCTGGCAGCAACAGCCTTAGCAATAGCGATAAGCGCCGCAACTCCGGCGATCTTCAAGGAATCACCCCAGTCAGGTCCGGGTACAGCCATAGCTGCGGCCCATGCCTGAGCAAAGGTGGAGATTCCACGTTCCAAACTGTCTTTAATAAAACGCTGGTTGAACAACTTCTTGTCTCCGTATCTGCATAGCCGCCCAAGTTTTCGGACCAACTACGCCATCTGCAACAAGCCCTTTAGCTCGCTGCCATTGTTTTACTTTGGCGAGTGTACCACGCCCGAATATTCCGTCGGCTAAAGCTCCTACTACTCGTTGAACATGAACAACTGCTTGGCTGCGTGAGCCTTTGCGTAGTGTTCCGGGGAATGGAACAAGTCCGTCCTCTGGTTCTTTAGGTAAAGTCATTGTTGGGACTGATGTAATCATGCGTCGATGAACCATTAAACGTAGTTCTGGCATAGAAAACGAGGGATCAACTTTGCGTGAAGTCCATTCCTTGTGGCCTATCACTGCACAGTCGGGGTTCCAGTTGTGTCCGTCGCACAGAAAGGCGCACAAATCTACGAGTGCGTCCATCTGTGCCTCGGGCACATCTTCCCCTAACCCGTCATTAATAATTGAAACACCTATTAAACGAGAGTTGGCGCTGATCTTACCGGCGCTCGAAGCGTTACCCGTAACAGGATTATTCTGCTGCATTCGTGTCAACACTGACTGTAAGCCACGGCCAGCGTGGTTCGCTTTCACATTCTCAGCAGTCAACTTGGCAATGGTGCCATCACGTTTTATGAGGTAGTTGTATAGAGGTCCGGGTACCTTGTTGACACCACGAACACACATTGCGATCACGTTGTCGGGGTCTGCGTTGCGGTTGGAGGCTGTGTGGTGGACAACTACGCCGAATGGTTTGAGTGGCCGACCGGTGTTGACTTTGCCGGGGGCGTCTATGAGTTTCATTCTGACTCGTCAGGAATAGCAGATTTCTCTACCCAGTCCTCAATTACGTCATCCCACCACCAAGTCTCAGGTGGTTCACCATACCCATCTGGGTAAGGTTTATCGTCAGGCGGTTGCCAGTCATAGTTTTCGTCCAGTACCCATCCGTTGTAAGGAGATGGGGAATAAAACAATCCCAGAGGATAACCCTCTGCTTCTGGAACAAATATCGAACCCGGTGAGGCTGGGTTTTTGCGGATGCCACGTGAGGTTTCATACCAGCCAGACCACCCCAAATCAACAGGTGTACTGTCATCTTCAAACACAGCGATATTTACAACAAGATTATCTTCGTTTACATTTGCGAAAGTTCTCATCACAAAATCCTTACAATGAAAATACCAGAGCCGCCGTCGCCACCAATAGACATATAGCCTGCATCTCGCCCGAAGCCGCCACCGCCTTGGTTTGGTGCCCCGTCCACATCTCCAGCATTGGTAGTCCCTCGTCGTCCGCCGCCATCAGCAGAGTTATACCAATCACCCCCAACGGCGGCTGCACCAGCCGTACCGTACCGCACCCCATCATGCCACTCGAAACCACGGTTATTGCTGTCTATGTTGACGGTTGCAGTAACATTTCCTGAAGGACCAATCGGAACTGGCGAAGAAACATCCCCCCCAAGCATCGAAGTACCAACCAAACCGTAAGTGCCCTGATTAGAAATCGAATAATTGCTACTCGATGACACATAATGGTCTGCGATTGATCCATCGCTATTTTGGCTTTTGATTGTGTACACCGACAAACTGCTACCTGTCGATGAGCCGTACCGATAATAATGGTTAGAGCCGCTGCCGCTACCACCACCACAGTAACCAACCCAACCACCGCCGCCGCCGGGACCTCCAGATGATCCCCAGTCTTGGGAACTTCCATGTGGAGGATTCGCAGGACCACCTGCATTACATACACCCCATTGGCCTTGTGCGCCGCCACCGCCGCCAGCAGCTATTGCCTTATCGGCAGTAGAAGTGTAACTAGTGCCGCCATTCCAATCAAAATTAGTAGAATCGTTAGCTTTTCCCCAGTCACCAATATCAGTATTACCACCTGCATAACTAAGGTGACTGTCAGATCCGCTGCCACCAGCACCTATCGATACGGCAAAAGTTTCTCGATAGGACGAGTCGAGCAGATAGTTGCTGCCCCAAACGATACCGCCGCCGCCGCCACCGCCGCCGCCGCCGTTGCCAGTACTTGATCCACCGCCACCGCCGCCACCCACAATTAGGTAATCAACCAAACCACTTCCTGATACGGTGAGTGTCCCTGATGACGTGAACTTCATAAAAGTTTTGCCACCATATTGAAACTCTGTACCCCCAGAGAGTTCTACTCCACCGCCTGCTCCGGCGGCTCCCATCATTGCGGCTTTACTCGATCCAAACGGCATAACAATCCTCAGCTAGTGAGCGCAGCGATCTCGTCGTCAGTTAAACCAAGATCTTTAAGTTTCTGATTACCTGAAGCTTTATCCGCAGCAGCTTTCTCAGCCGCAGCTTTCTCAGCCGCTTCTCGCTCCGCAATACTCACAGCCGCAGCTTCAAATGCTGCAATTTCAGAGGCATCAAAAGGTCGTATTGTTTTTTCCCCTGTTGAACAGTCAACAATTAATTTAGTAAGTTCAGGCATTAGTATCCTTGATCGCATAGAGTTCAAAATGGGAACCGTCACCAAAGTATTGGGTGTACCCACATTTCACATTGACAGTTGTTAAAGCATCAGTATTGTCACTCGCACCGGTAGAAGAATCGAAACCACCAGCGCTTGTATTTCTTGGCGCACCACTCATCGTCAAACCCCCAGCAACCTTTCTAGTGGCGGCTCCTGCCATTGGGAAAGTCCAAGACGTTGTGCCCCTACCATTTACCCAATCCCCACCAGTATCAGTCCAATGTTGATTTGCCTGTATCGAACTTTGTGCATCAAAAGAAGTTTGGGAGTAGCCACCCATTCTCCATACACCAGTCGACAAAGCAGAGCCGCTTGAAACGAATCCTGCAATGTAATAATTACCGCTAGTGCTATTTAGTTGAATGTAAAGCGACTGAGTAGTGGCCGCACTTGTATCTTGTAGACTGAGAGAACCGAAAAGTTGAAAAGTTTTCCAGTCATCGCTAGTGGAAATGCTTGTGAAACTCACTAAATTAGTTGTGCTACCGCTTACCGTTCCGGCACCCACAAATTCGTATACAGCCATTACGATCCCTTCAACCCGATAAGAGTTACCCGAGAATTAGAATCCAAGTTCACATTACCAGCATAAAACTCTATTGAACTGACACCCCATGATCCTCCGGGTTGGGCCACACCACCGCTTAAGATCCGAAAGTCGCCGCTATAACCAGAGCTTAGAGCGCGGCCACCCACCCCTTGCCACGTAGTAGGCTCATCCGCTGCATAATTGATTATGTCTACAATAAAAGGGTTGTGACTAGAAACGGTACCAATGTCACCGTCAATGTTGCCAAGCCAACCATACGTCCCCAACGTATTATCCTGTGTGCCTGTATTACTGATCCACGCACCGCCTTGTTCCGCTAAATATGCGTTGTAATAAGCAGATCCCGATTCGCCATTCATACGCATAAACATACCTTGCGTACCGTAACTAGCGGCAGCAGTCGGGTCAGTCAAAAAATTTGCTACAACTCTTATAGTTTGATAAGTCTGTGGAATAGCCGTAAAAGAAAGACTCATTGTGCTACCAGCAAAATTGCTGGCCCCAATAACATCTGCACCGCTGTCAGCCATTAACTTGCCGCCCCCACCCCATATAATGTCCACATAGAATCGATGTACCAATTGTTTCCGCTAGTGAGCAAATCGATCTGATCTACAGCAGAACTAGTTTCCATTCTGCAAAGTATTTCACTAGCTATATTCCCGTACCACGCATTACTGGCTGGGGCATACCATTTTGCCCACATCGTTTTTGGTTCATCTGTATTTGAATAACCGGGAATCCACATTTCCATATAATTCCCGCCGATTTGGTTCAACATGCTAGTACTTGTGCCATATCCACCGAAATAGGCGTAGTTAGTTGAATCAGGGCTAGTCCAATTTGCATGCATTGGGCCAGTACTAGTGCTGGTAGCACCTAGCTCATACCCAGAACCATAATATAATTGGGCTGAACTACTTAAACGAAACAACGAATAATCCGAACCAGTAGCGTTGCAGTTCCCTACCAAATGCAAAGCATGATAGGTCTGGGGAATGCTTGTAAACGAAACAGTCTGTGTGGTGCTGTCTGTTGTGATTATGTCAGCGATCCACGTATACGCAGGATCGTAACTACCGCCACCTGAACCGGCGGCACCAAGTAAAGCTACCTTACCGGCCCCAAATGGCATTACGACATATCCGCCCCAGC